TGTCCTCATCATACTCTCGTTGATACTGGCGTAAAGCCTCTATTCCGTCGCCACATTTTACGGAATTGAACCAAGTTCGGGGCAACATCTGGCGAATTGCTTGGATTCCGTCCTGCAAGCCGATGTTCGGCACCACGGACAAATGGTTGATACCGAGGTGGTCAGCCAACTGCTCTACGATGCTGCGCCCCGTTTGAAGCGACTTCGCCCGTGCGTCATGCGGCAGGTAATGCTTGCCGTAAGTGTAACCTTTGTTAACGACTACCTCCGCGATAGCGCGGATGTCTGCACCCGAGACTGCGTAGAAGTCGATAACGCGCACCTCGCCGCCCACGACCTGATACCACCATATCGCGGTGTCGTCGCGGTAGCCCAAGTCCCATGCGGTGTGTACCGGATACCCCGGCTCAAAGACTACACGCTCGTTAATACGCGGCTCTGCCAGTCGCATCTCTGTGCCAAAAAACGCACCGATAATGGCTGCTTCGAAACTGCACTCGTACTCTTGGAGGTACTGGTCGTCGGACAACTGCGCCTTTGCCGCGTTGAGTTCACTCTGGGGCAGCAAGCCCGAGTCGCTGGCAGGCAGGCGCAGGACAAACCACTCGTCTGGGATGCGCCGTGCCGTCTCGTAGATGTCCCAGAATTGGTTCTTGCCTTTTGGCGTACCGGCGAACACAGCCCAGCCTTGTTTATCGGAGAGCGCAGGGCGTATCACATTGCCAAATACCGAGGGCTTGAAGTCGCCGTACTCGTCCATGTACACGCCGCTGAACCCGAGGCCGCGCATTGCGTCTGCGTTGTCTGCGCCGAATAGGCTAACCTTTGTGTTGTTAACGAGCGTGATGGTCATCATCTGCTCGTTGGTGTCGCTGATGAGCGGCTGGGCGTAGTGCTTGAAATAGTCCCACGCAATGCGTCTGGCTTGGTTCTGGTATGGGGCGACATACCCGAAGAGGCCGTTTGGCCCCTTGTACATGAAGGCTGCGCGGATGATGTCGTTAACCGCTGCGACAGTCTTGCCAGCACGCCGATGCGCGACGAGGCAGGCCCACCGCTTTGTGCGGTCGTGGAAAGGCATGAAAGCCCGTCTAGGGCGGTACGGGAGTTCTACCCGCTGCTTCACTCGGGCTTTCCCCAAGTTGCCTCAATCTCAATCTTGCTGCCGTCTGGGCCGCTGTGTTCGTGCCGTGCGAGTTTTGGCACATGGTATTCGAGTAGGTCGCTGAAACACTTAAACGCCGTTTCTGCGCCCTTCTCTTGGTGTATCTCGTCTAGCCACCCTTGGAGGCGGTCTGCGTTGCCGTCCACAAACGCTGCAATGGCTTCTCTGGCGGCCTGCGTGGACTTATTGGGCAAACCCTTTGGTCTACCCGGCCCGCCTTTCTGCCCCTTTTTAAAAGCACCTGCGTTCATTTTCGGATAATGATTTCGTTAAGCGGAACATCGTAACTTGGGAATGTTGCTCGGCGTTCTTGCGGCGTCATGTTCATGCGCTTTTCAACCGCACGGGCTTCGGCTTCACCAAGTATGCGTTCATACAATTCGTAGTTTGACTTTTCTTCTAATGTTTTTCGCAAATCATCTAATTTGCTTGTTGCGATTGCGCTTTCTTGCGTTTCTCTAAATACCTTGTCTGCTTTTCGCAAAGCCTTTTTTGTTTCGGCTGGAGACATTGCGTCTGCCGCATCACGCATATCAGGCCTGTCTGCCTCAATCATGCGTTGCATACGACGCACCGCACCTCTAATCCAAAAGTCACGGTTTGCTCCCGCCTTTGCAGGCATTTGCCACCCATAACCTTCGTCTGCCATTTGTTGCGAAACTTGCGAGCCATACTTATACCAATCTGACAACCTTGTGAGGTCGCGTGGTTTTGGATTGTCTTTAATTTGCAGCCTTTCCAACAACTGCGCGTAATTTGCCCGCGACGCTTCTTTGCTTGCCACGCTTGCCCATGCGCGTTTGTATGAATCGTTTGCGTAAGGAGCATATCGCCGTTGCATATCTTCTTGCAAAATGCGGCGAGCAAGGTCAGGATTACCACCGCCTGAAAATCCTTCTTGATGTTGAATTGCGTGTTGCAATTCGTGCAACATTGTTTCATTTGCGTCTTTCGGCTTGCCCTTTACATAAGGGGACAAACTGACCGATTTACTTTCTCGGTTGTACGCGCCCATTGCGTCGCCTAAAGGTTGGTTGCGCCGAACAATTGTGCGCTGCCCAATTTCAGGATATGCCTCATACAAACCGCCCGGATGCTCAAACGCAAGGCGAGCGCGAGCGCCCAAATACCCAGATTTGCCAAATTCCAGCCCGAAATTGCCTTTAATGTCCTCTTGCAACGGCTTTTTGGTTGCTGCTAACTCCCGAACACTTCGGTTAAATTCACGCGGAAACAAATCGGGCTGCGTTTTTGCGCCTGTCTTTAGTTCGCGCACCCGCTGATTGATTGCTGCAATTTCAGCCTTTTTTTCTTGAATTGCAGTCTCGTAATCTGGTTCTTCACGCAATTTCGCGCCAATATCGCTAATTTCTTGGCGCAATCTGTTGTCAGGCGCTCGGAATGTGCCTGTTTCGCGCCAAATTGTTTCTGGGTCTATTCCAGATGCTTCCATTTCCTCGGCGCGTTTCGCGGCAGCAGCGTCCCATGTTTTTGCTGATTCACCGATAAAAATGTCGCGCCGCATTGTGCCGCCTTTTTGCAACGCGGCGGCTATCCGTAGCGGGTTAACAAACTCACCCGCGAATTGACCCATTGACCGAGGGCTTTCAAACGCCTCTACAATTGGGTCAACAACAACCGCTTTAGCCGTCTGTACGGGCTGCGTGACCAGAGCCTTACCCAATGCACCAACCCCCTGCGCCGTAGCATCTAGACGCGGTGTAGGGGCGCGTGCGGCGGCTGCATCGGCAAACTCTGCCGTCGTCATGCGCCCGATGTTGGGGTCGCTCGTAAAGGCTTCGTAGGCAAGTCCACCGACATCCCGTGCGCGGTCTGCGAGGGTATCGACTACCCCGCCACCGAAGTCAGCGGCACGGTCGCGCATCTGCTGGAGGTATTGCAGCGCAGCAGCAACCCGTGACGGTTCCGCTTTCTTCGCCATTATTCGAGGTTTTCGAGTTTGTACTTAAGGCTCGTCACCGCATCGACCACGGCATCGAACAGGTTAACAAGGTCGCTGTCCTTCGGGAGTGAGCCTTTGATTTCGTCGAGGAAGGTCAGCAGCCCCTTCACATACGCCTTCGGGTTGCTGTTCTTGTGGAACTCGACATCGTAGCCCGTGATGATTGAATACCTACCCTGATAGGCTTCTGCGTATTTATCCACAAGACCGGGAATGGCCTCGTAGTATTCCGCAAGCGCCATGTGCTGCGCGAAAGACTTTGTTGCAAGGTGCTGAAGGTGCGTAATGGTTGCGCTGTGGAACATGGTTCCAACAAAAAGCGCAGCGGTTTTTTCGTGAGCAGCCATGACTCTCCCCTATGGTACGATGATGCTAGACCCCTACAGGGAAGGATGCAAGCATGACTACTATCTCCGAAGCCTACCGCGCACAGCAGGTCGAACTGCACACAAATCCTAATTACGGGGTGGCCTCACTAGCCTTCGCGCCCCTTGTCGCTAAATTGGCTGTGGATAACTCTATCCGGTCAATTTCCGATTATGGGGCCGGGAAGAAGCACCTCCAAACCGCCCTACAGGGCGCAGGGCTGGAGTTTGATTACCACCCTTATGACCCAGCCTTTCCGTCTTACGGGCCTCCCGTAGAGGCTGATATGGTCTGCTGCATTGATGTGCTGGAACACATTGAACCCGACCGGCTCGACGCGGTGTTGGATGACCTTGCCCGTATCATGCCCCGGTTGGGTTTCTTCAGCGTCCACACGGGGGCGGCGGTCAAGGTGTTAAGCGACGGCAGGAACGCCCATCTTATCCAAGAGCCTGCGCGGTGGTGGCTCCCCCGGCTCTGTGAGCGGTTCCACATCCACCACCTCCAGCACCATCAACTTATGGGTCAGGGCTTCTGGGTCGTCGTTAGCCGCGTCTGAAGCCACGCAACCGTTTCGGCAGGGTCACGGGCTAGGTACCACATCCCAAGCGGCTCAAACGCCATCTGGAAGCGTTCTTGACCCCTTCGCATTTTGCCCGTCGGGGTCTTGATTTCGAGGAACGCCGCGAAGCCGGGGGCGGTCACCAGTTTGTCGGGTACGCCTTGACCTGCCTGTCCCAAGTCGTAGACCGTAAATCCTGCCGCCCTGACGGCTGCGGTGATGGCGGCATCGTTGGCATCCCGGCGTGCGGCGTAGCGCAATTAAATTAGCCTCTTTGCCTCGTTAATCCGCGCTTCGGCTATCTTCACATACTCGGGGTCGCGCTCGATGCCAATGAAGTCGAAGCCCTCCAGCATCGCGGCTTTACCCGTTGACCCTGACCCCATGAACGGGTCGAGCACGATGCCGCCCGGTGGGGTGACGAGGCGGCAAAGGTAGCGCATTAGGTCGGTGGGCTTGACGGTGGGGTGGTTGTTCCCCTCGTCCCTGTCCCGCTTGCTCGCCTTCGCGCAGTAGAAAAAGCGGGCGGCGCTGCCTCCGTTGTCGGTGTGGCCTTTCACAATATCCCCGTCTGTTCTCCCGTTTCCCCAATTCATAGGATTTGGATTTGTACCGCCTCTAGGCGCGGCTTTACTCGCCCCCGTTACAGGAAACAGCCCCACCACCTCGTCGCTGCCGTCGTGTATCAGGTTGGCGGGCCAGCGGCCTGCGCTCAACTGCGTTATTTCGCAAGCGCCATGCAACCCTGCGCCATAAATGCCATTGCCTTCACCCATAGGCTTGCTGCCCTTTGCGGTTCCGCCATCCGTCCCCACCCTACACTTATCCACATTCAGCGCACCCGTGCCGTGCGCCAACACATTCTCCGCGACCGTGCCGATAAGCGGCTTGCGGGCGACGGTGATAGGTTCCAGCGCGGGCTTGAGGGCGGTACCCCATCCCTTGTGTTCGCCGTCAAGGTTTAACGACTTCGGAAACCCCGACCCGTACACCCATGCAATCAAGTCGCGTATCTCAAACCCCGCATCCTCAATCCGCACCGCCATCCGATGCTGCGTCCGCGTACCGGCAAAGGCAAGAAGATGCCCGCCCGGTTTCAGCACCCGCAGACACTCGCGCCATATCTCCTCGCTCGGCACATCGTAGTCCCACTTCTTGCCCATGAAGGCGAGGCCATAGGGCGGGTCGGTCACGATGGCGTCAACGGAGTCGGCGGGCAGCGTCCGAAGCACATCCAAGCAGTCGCCGGTATAAATCATTTTTCAATTCTTATTTTTTGCAGCGTAGCGCATCAGAACGACCCGTCAGCCCATTCGTACCAAAGTTTGTAGGCGCGTACAAATTCCTCCACGCCTTCCCCAAGCAGCATTGCTTTGCCCTGCGGCGGCACGAAGAAAAACCGCGCTATCCGTAGCCCCTCGTCCGTATCCCCGCGCACCACCCACACTTGGAAGTTTGGCGTGGCAGCGAGTGCCTGCAAGGTGCGGCGCAGCCCTTCGGACATCCCCTCACCCTCGCGCTTCCATTCTAATACGAGGAACTTTCCCTTGCGCTCGATGATGCCGTCGATATTGCACGGGCAGGCTTTAGGGTTGTTCGGCAGCAACCCGAGGAATGCGCCGTAATCAATATGCGGCGCATCCCGGTTTTTCATCAGCCGCTCAAACTCCACGGCGTTTGTCGTGCGCTGCGCGTTGTGGTGATACCCAACCCGCTTTGGTCTTGACCCAACCGCGAGACTTTAGCAGTTCCTCGCCGCCACACGCACCGCTGCGATGCTGAAGAATGCTCGACGCGCCGAAGAACTTCTGACCGCATTGCTTACAAGTGCGTGTCACTTCGCCCCCCTCGCACGGATGGCGTTGACGATTTCTTGCGCGTTGTTATCGCTGACACACAGCCCGTAAACAATCTTCGCACACGCCTCCCGCTCGGCTGCTGCGACAAGGGCGGCGAAGCGTTGGTCACGAACTTCTACCCATCCGGGGTGATACTCGCCTTTTTGATAAATGGTGTCGGCGTAATCTTCGACCTCACGCGCCCATCGGATAATGTCCTCGCGTGTCACGGCTTCACCTCCCGCGCCCACAGCATGGCGTTAATGCTCATGTTCCTATTTCCTGCGCCTTTTCAATAAGTCGAATCGCCATCGTGATGTTTTCTTGACGCTCAACATCCGACTGCATCACATATACCGCGTTAATCATCGCCTCGCCTGCGGTATACATCCGCTCGTAATCGTCGTTCGGGCGACCACCAAACAACTCGTAATCAGGGTCGGCTTCCTGCATCCGTTCACTCGAATCCTCGATTGCAGCGTCCATGTCGGCTACGGTTTTTGTCTGGCATGCTATTTGCCAAGACTTGCCGTGCCCGTCGGCATTTGCCTGTACTTGGTACGCCTTCAACGCATCCCACATATCGTTCATTGTTGCCTTCACGATTGCACCTCTCGCTTTTTGAGTTTGTTCAGACCGCGTTCACCAAACAGTTGGCGAACCATCGACATCAGGTGCGGGTGACCCAGCACCTCGGCTGCATCCGCTGACCGCAACGCGGCGGCGGTCGAGTCCCGCAGACGCTCCATCGCATCCGCATCAGGGCTGATGGTTAATCGAGCAAGATATGCCTCACAGAGTTTGAGACGGTTCAGCGGGGTCGGCTCCAACTTGCCCCAAGCCCTCGCGTTCCAGTCGTCCTGTTCAGCGTGACGGGCGACATCTGCGGCGCGTTGCTTGTCGGTCTTTTCGACCTTCTCACCGGGGCGGGGTGTTGCTTTTTTATGCAGTTCAAACAGACCCTGATACTGACCTGCAATTGACTGGTCAACGACCGCCTGCTGGTCAGCACCGAAACGCGACAATTTAAGTTTCATCGCGTGTTCGGATGCGGGTTTGATGGTTTTGCGAATGGCTTTGCGGTAAGCCACCCATTGTTCCCATGCGGCTTCGTCTAGTTCGTGCATAAAAACCTCTCTGTGGTTAGACAGGACAAGCGTAACTGTTTACGGAGGTTAATGCAACAACTTTAGTTCAGGCTTCTAGATTCAAGACTGATTGAGGCTAAAGATGGTCTAAAACGATGGTCTAGACCCTGATGACTGATGGTGAACTCTGCACGGCATAGACGGAATACGCCTAAGCCAATCGTGCAGAATTGATGACTGGATGGAGCCACCCTGCTGTCGGCTACTTTTGCTCAAGGTTCGTCCCCTCAAGTGCCATTCACGCTTCCCGACTAACGCCGCGTGCCTACAGGCTGGCTGCCCCGGTGTAGGTTTAAGGTTCTCTGCGCGTAGTTTTCCCGACCAGAGTTCCCGAGCGGGAGGTCGGTTGATTGACAACCCCATCCCCCGGGGTTAATCTCTCCGTACCTCGCCAAGCAATTTGAGGTTAGGGCATCCCCCCCGCCCGCGTCAAGCCCTCCTTCGTGGAGGGTTTGTCGTTTAAGGGTTGGCGTCCAGAGAAGTCCTGTAGCGTCCAATCGCACAGGAACCCGCGCCAGAAAGATTCTGGCGGCTTTACAGCAGGGGTAGGGGTCAGCCGGGGGTAGGCGTAGAATCGGCTGTAATCGGCGGGGTGACGGCTTCTAGCGCCTTCCATTGCCATACCCTCATGGGAGGCAATCGACCTGCTTTAACCCACCGTGAGACAGCAGGGCGGGACACCCCAAGTTTACGGGCGAGGGCGGCTTTAGAGCCTGCGACTGCGAGGGCGGCTTGGATGTCCATGAAGCGGTAAGTTAACGATGGTAAAAATAAATGCAAGAGGCTGTTGACATCGGTTAACAGCAAGCGCATCATGGCTCCACGGTCACAAACGACCGGTAACCGGAGCAACAGATATGCGACCCATCCCCCAACACCTGCCGCCCGCAATCCGCTGGGCAATCGCAGCAGGTGAATCCAGAGCAGCCCGTGACCTTGCGATGAAGCACGCAAGAGCGCACGCAGACATCCGTGCAGCGTTTGTTATTTGCGCTCGAACCAACCAACGGCTGATGTTCCAAGCCCTACAGATGGCGAGGGCTTCAATATGAAAACCGTTGGCCTGTACCTGTTTTTGTTTGCCATGTTTGCCGCTCTAGTGTGGCTTGCCGTGAGGACTTTCTAATGGACGACTTTGACCAGTCAGATGCCCCGTGGGACGACGATGACAGTTGGTGGCATCAGCAAGACCTTGAACAACAGCAATTTGAGGAAGAACAAAATGCAAAGTGAATCCATCGCGGCTCTTGCCGCAGCCCTTTCCAAAGCGCAGGCCGACATTACGGGTGCGCTCAAGGACAGCAGCAATCCGTTTTTCAAGAGTAAGTACGCTGACCTTGCATCATGCTGGGATGCCTGCCGCAAGCAGTTAGCCGCCAACAACCTCGCCGTTATTCAGACGACCGAGGTGACTGAGGGCGGAACCGTGCTTGTTACTACCCTCGCGCACAGCAGCGGCGAATGGATGCGCGGCACGCTCCCGGTTGTTACGAAGGACAACGGCCCACAGGCGCAGGGGTCGGGCATCACCTACGCTCGACGCTATGCCCTCGCTGCCATCGTCGGGCTGGCACAGATTGATGACGATGCAGAGGCAGCACAGGCGCGAGGCTTTGTGAACAACCCTCGGGGTGACCTCGGGCAAAGCGTGGACGCAAAAACGCGGGATGCGCTCGTAACCGAGTTCCGTGCTGCGTTCAATCTTGACGCTGACGAAAGCGACATTGCCAATGCCGTCCTTGGAATCCACGAGCGGATTAGCAGCAACCACGACTTGTATGTTGCCGCCGCTGACCAGTTGACCGCGAAGGAGCGGGGAGCAATCAAGAAATACATCACCATCGCAAAGGAGAAGAACCGTGGTTAAACAGTACGACAACAATATGCGCGGCGTGCTCTTCAAGAACGAAAAGCGCGGCAACGAGAAGGCTCCCGACTACCGTGGCTCTGCCGTCATTGACAACAT